AGGACTTTTAGAAAAATCTTCATAATTTTTATCCTGGGGATTATTTGGCTGAGCTCGCTTGTAAAAACGTTGAAATGTGTCGAATCCAAGTATAACATGTTTTTCTGTTTTAGCCAATGCTCGGCGTTTTTGTTCGCACACATGCACCGCCAAAGTTTTTTCCTTAGAGAATTTGCTACTGCAATACCCGCATGTGTATGAACTTGTATCAGCCGTTAGTGCCATCATTTTAATTTTTTAGCAATGGTTGCCTCGTCCATCCCGTGGTCGCGAGCTAGTTGTTTTAACTCTGCATCTGTACTTATCTTACTTAAAAGTTCAATCTCATCTAGTTTTCTAGCCGGATAAATTTCTTCTAAAAACCTAACTTTTTTATTGTTAATGCCGGCTTTTTTCTTAAAACCGATCCACTCATGCCAGAATGTTTTCTCTCCATTCCAACTGCACATACATAACAATTGCCACATGAGTTTAGGATGTTTCTGCAGGCTATTCCAATTCTTGTTAAAATATTCATTAACAGTTAACACAAAATGTTCTTGTATTTCTCTACTTTGTCCAGCTACATTGCTAACATATCTGTTAAGAATAAAGAATTCACTCTTGAGGCTTTTTTGTTGGTCGGCATCCATTGCGTCCCACAACTCGCGAACGTTCTGATCTACGGCTGTTAACTTTTCTTTTAACTCAATCTTTTCACTCACGGAGTTTATCCTTGCTTAATTTGTATATCATTATAGCACGATCCAAGGCCTTTTGTAAAGTGGGATTGGTTTTCGCCTCTCGGTGAATTTCACCCCATAGTTTACTTTCTTGTATCTGCTCATACAATGGTCTACCATCGCTTGTGCGAGGATCAAACTTTGGATCGTCTTTATTGTAGTCCCAGCCGGCTACTTTTCTAGTCATAGGATCTGCTCCAAATTCTCTAGTATATACTACGTTATCTACTCGTTCGTGGATAAGTTTTACACCTGGTTTGAGACTGCCCATACCTACTCCTTTACTACAAGTTTAGCATCAAATGCCATCACAGTTCTATGACCATTTCCTTTCCACGGGTATACAGTATGTGGCAAATGGCTTGGAAACACAATAACTGTTCCGGGTGTAGGACTATATTTCCAAGTATCGTTCATTACAAATTTAGTAACATCTTTAGTAACTGGCATTCTAAAACTAATCTGACTGTCTGAAGGTAAACTGTCTGTTGCTAGCTCAGGTGCGCTAATATACATATTGCCACTTAAATTTCCGCCAGGGTGAGTGTGCATTTCTTGATATTCACCCTCGTGCTGTCTTATAGTCCAGATGCTAGTAACTACGGGTTTACAAAATTTCAATTCTTCAGTACCCGATTGTTGACTAATAATTTCCATATATCCAGAACAAATAGATTCTAACCATGTGACTAACCAAGTAACATCAATATTGAGTTTATTAGGATACACTTGAATTTGTTGACCACCTCTGAGACTAATTGCGGCATTCGCATCGTTTAATTCTGGGTGAGTATGCAAATTTTCCGATAACGCATATATCTTACTAAATTCCACCGGAGGGATATTATCTATTGCCAATACTGTTGGCTGAAAATAAGCAATCTTTAAGGTCATAGTATTTTATCCAACTGTATAATTTCGCTTTGTCTACTAATTTCTTTAACAAAATAAGCACAATCCGGTTTGTCTCCAAAACGTGTAGGCGTTGCTAATAGCTGTCCATTTTTCATTTTAGGAAAGTACCATTTAACATCATTGTAAAAATTTACAATTTCAATCTTTTTAAATTCTACTCTAAAACTACTTAGCGGGTTAAAAATCAGTGCTTCAAAACCTCTGTCATTTAAACTAGTTAACGGCAAGATTTCAATATCACAAGCACTGGAACTATCTCCTACTGCAATGCACCAATCTATTGGCATAGTAACTTCATCGTTGCCTATTCTAAGCACCATTGCTGGGGCATTGAAACTTTCTAGGAAAATTAATGGCATAAAGAAGAAATCTGGTTCATTGGGATTACTGTTATCCAGTACCGCAAACCTTGTGTTTTCATCCACTTCTTCTGGTAGATTATTAAGTGAAAACGTCTTGTCGTCTAATGTTAGTATTTGCATAATTCCTTATTTTTGCCAATCCACTTTTTCTAAAGTAAATGGATATTTGGCTTCCTTGTAAAATTTCTTACGTTCAGTAAGATGCCTCTTGGCATATTTACAGGTGCTAGTTAAATCCCAGATTTGTACAAAGTCTTTGTCGTCTGCTTTTCTAATACCTCGCCCAATGCTTTGTATAACGCGGACAAAGCTCTTTCCGGGTTCCAGAAGAACCATATTAAAAATACGGGGGATATTAATACCCACAGCGGCCACACCGTAAGTCGCCACAATAATCTTGTTATCAGATGTTTTAACTTCGTCATATTCTTCTTTTCTATCTTTGGTCTTAACTTCACCCGAGATGAATACTGCTTCATCTATTTCGTTTACTAAAAATTTGCCTGAGTCAATCCTGTTTACTAGGACCAAAGTGTTGCCTGATTGTGAGATTTTTTTAATTAGTTTACTGATATACAACATCCTGTCTTCATTAGTGACAAGATATTTTAATTCGTCTGAATACATTTTAAATTCAGGTATGTCTATTAACTGTACTACATTAACGTGACAAGTGGAAAGCACACCCATCTCTTGTAGTTCGTGTGCTTTAATGCCGCCAACCACTGGGCCGATGCTGGCAAATATAGGTTGTGATTCAAAGTCACCTTTAGGAACAGTTCCGGTTAGTCCCCAACGTATTGGTGCATTGCACAAGTTTTGTGTCAATAAATTCTTTAATACCTCGGCTTTTGCCATGTGTACTTCGTCAACAATAACTGTCTTAACTCCGTCTAAGAACTCAGCCAAAGAAACAATTTCGTATTCATGTGCTTTAGATTTTTTATCTAAAATGTTAAGACTTTGCCATGTACAAATGGTATGTGTCTTGTTAAGATCCTTACGATCACCATAATAAACACCAACATCTAACCCAACAGCAACGAAATCTTCTTCAGTTTGTTCAACTAGACTTTTGTTAGGCACAATGGTAATAGTACGTCCGTATTTTTCTGCTAGTTGACTTAGAGTTGCTGTTGTAATTGTTTTACCAGCACCTGTTGCAATTTCTTGTAGGCTTTGTGTGTTGGTTAAAAATGTATTAATTGCGTCAACTTGATAGTCACGCAACATAATAGGCTGGCCTTCTTGCTGATGACCTTTGGGCCATACTTTACCTTGATCCGCCCAGTAAGTTTCTGTTACAGGTGTAAATTCAATCTTAGGAGTAGTGCGTAAATCGTCTACTTCTTCAACATCAATATGCATGTTATAGAGTATTTCTAGTATCTTTTCTAACTGGCTCAAGTATCCGTTGCCACCTAGACCAAACATACTTACTTTGCCATCCCAGCGACCTAATTTATATGCCGGTCGATGTCGTGCAGTAGGATCCTCGTATTTAAAAGTGTTGGTTAGCTTCTTACGAGCTTCTAATGGTAAGTTTTCTAATTTAATATTAACTTCGTCTCGAATTACCAATCTTACGGTCATGCAACAATCCTTGTTTGATCCATTAAATTTGGTTGTTCTGCCCACTCAACAATGAGGTCGCAACAGTTAGAGTATACAGCAGTTTTGCCGTGACGTAAACCCATTCGGCTATCCAGTGCTATTACACTCATAGGTCTCCATGGATTTGTAAGGAAAAATTTTGGTATTTTTCCACTCTGTACAGCACACACTTGGGTGTCTGATTCCAGGCGATAATTGTATTGCCTATCGGCAATTAGGCTATTAAAACGCTTACCGGATTCGTCGTTAGACAGTCTAAAGTAAACACCTACTCGGTCGTAAATTCCGTTGTCATCCAGGGCTTCTGCCAGCATTTTTAGGTTGTCGTTATACTTGTCATTGACTAAAGTATCAAACACCACAAGTAACGGAAGTCTTTTTAGTTCCATTAAACTAGCAACAACATGTGACAACGAATGTTGATTTTTATCAACCCATATTTTTGACTTATTTCTGTTTGCAAGTACTTCTGTCAGTGTATCACCGTGATTTTTGGCAATTTCTGTGAAGTACTGATATCGCATACTTCTGTCGGTAATAATGTTGTTATCAATGGCTGTTTGAATACCTAAATCTTCAGTAATGTGTTTTTGAAAATTTACATTGACAATATTGGTCAGTAAAAATTGGTCGCGAAAAGTGGTTTCTGACCAGGATTTTATGGTGGTATAGTGAGTTTTTATGGTCTCATCGATGTCCATGTCAAAAGGTGTCAATGCGTCAATGATGTATACAATATTATGCTCAGTTAAGTCGGCAGTGTATTTTTTACCATTTAGATGCGAGATGAAATTTTCGCATTTTTTTGACAATTCTTGCAAAACTTTGCGAATTTCCGAGTTGAACGTGAATTCAATGACCAGTGTCGATTCGTTGTCTTCATCGGTGTTGATGTATATCTTTTTTACTTGTTCTATTTGTCTAAATTGTCTAGACCACAAAGGTGCGCTAATTACTCGATTTAAATTTTCTGAAATTTCACCAAGTTTTTTCTGATTTTCTTTGAGAATTTTAAGTAACAGTCTGCTTTGATTTTCTGTAATAAAAAAGTGACTAATTATAGATGATCCAAGGCTTCGTAGTACTCTACTGTCTTTAGCAGGCACTAATTCTTCAACAGTGGGTGTGGTCGAATTTACAATTTCTAGCAATAATTTATCAACTGTTATCATATAGTAAGTATACGCTCTCTTTTTTCAGAAATCAACCGTTTAGAAAAAAATAGGCCTCAATATTATTTAAGGCCTATGGTCACTCTTTTGAGAGAATGAATTATAAACTTGCGTCTTCCATACCTGCAACACGCAATTTAACAATGTTAGTTATTTGCCATTGTTTTTGATCAAGTGCTTTAGTAATACCTAACCACTTGTTACGAAGCAAGGCAAATTCGTTGATAATTTTTTCAAAGTCAACAACATCTGATTCACCTTCAACATACTTTTCGCAATCACGACTACTTAACGCACGTTGGTAGTTTTCAAGATACTTACGAAAGTGTTGACTTTTAAGTCGACGTAATTCAATGTTAAGGTATTCTAAAATTGCCTCAATTTCTTGTAATTGTCCAAACCTATGTTCAACTACACCGGGCATTGCAGCCGCTGCACGTTCAACATTACCGGCAATTTTACATTCACGTTTAGCTTCAATTAATTCAGATTCAAAGTATAAAGCCGCATCAGGAATGTTAGAAATGTCTTTGGAAATTTCAGAATACCAACCCATTAAAACTCCAATTCGTCGATATCATCTTCCGGTTCGGCATCTTCGTCTTCATTTAGGTAGTATGAAATTGCTTGATCTAGAATAGTATCGACACCGGTTGCTGCTTGTAGCACACGATCAGTTGCACCGAAATCTGCTAGCAAATCAATGTAACGTTCTGCTACTACTTCTTGTTGTTTTTTGTCAATGTACTCAATAAACGTAAGCCAAACATCACCAATTTGTGTTTCATTCAACATGTTCTTCTGTCTCCTCTGGAATGGTAGTTGTTGTTAAAGACTTGATATGAAATTTATTCATTATCATATCTAATTTATCATCTTTCCATTCTTTTCGGTAGAATTTGAACTCTTCACCTGTCTCTGGATCAACCCACTTGAGTCTATTACCTTCTTGTTTTAACAAGCCGGCTTTCTCACACATATCAACCATTCCACTATAAGGATTCATACCTGTTTCATATGGAATCTTAATTTGCACAGTTTCAAATGGCTTACTATAACGAGTTTTCATAATCTTGCAACTTGCACGAATACCCATTACATCACTTACCTTATTGCCATCCTCATCCTCTTTAAGTTTGAGTTTTTTCATTGCAACAACAATACTTGATGCATAGACAAAGCCTTGTCCACCACTGATTTTGTCATCTGGGTCAAACATGTCTTGACTTGCGTATGTATGATTAGTACATACCATTCCAACATTGTAAGATCCAAACATATTAACACAGTTACGAACTAAACTAGTAAGTGCTTTAGGTTTACGACCCATGTCTCCCTTCATGTCTCCAGCTTGGAACTGGTTAATGTCAGTAGGGGTAAGCAACATACCCAATGAGTCTATGACAAATAAGACTTTAGGACGTTCTGCCATTTCTTTGTACTCTTTCATGAACTCGTGAATGGTTTTA